ATTTGACATTACCTGAGCATGAAACCCTCCTTGCAGAATGGTTTGAACAAAATCCGATTGAGCCTGCGGTTGTACGCCGTAGCTCTCACCCCTTCGCAAGGTCGCAACAATTTATGCCCGACTGGGCTAATTGGGTGGACAAAGATGGAACTTGTTTTTGGCATGAATAAAAACCCTAACATTTACAAATGATAAACAACCAGAGAATAAAATGGAACACGAAATAGAAACAAATATAGATAACACAGATTTAATCCGTCAGATATATGAGCTTACACATGAAGCGGCGGTAGGTAACAACCCGTCTATCCGGTTACGGTTAGAAGAACTGTATAAAGAAGCAGAGAGCAGAGGAGTAATGTGATGAGTATTTTAGAGATGTGCTTGCGGATGGGGATGACCGTCTGTAGAGCCAAACCCACTACAGCTCAATTGAGAGCGGCTAGAGAGTACAACAAAATTGCGTATAAAGAAGAACGCAAAAGAGAAATACTATCACAACAGAAAGAATGGCGCGAAATTAATCGCGACAAAGTGTTAGCGCAACGTCGAAACTTTTATATTGAGAATAAAGACCGGTTGTTGGCTAGAAAACGTGAAATTTATTTAGAACGTAAACAAGAACAGTCCTGATGGGCGGGGGAGGCGGCGTGGAATACATTGAATTAAAAAGAGTGAGCGAGGATGAATTAATCTCGTTTAGAAATGACGTTCTTGAAGAAGCGGCGTTGAAACTTGAAGAAATAGCTACCGCATATTGCTTTGCTGACTACGTGAGAATGCTTAAGAAAAATTAGGGGCTGGGCAGGGCTGTGGTTATGTTGTCTTATTTTTTATGTTTTGATCGTTCGGTTTGATCGTTCGAACGATTACCCGAACGAACGATCACTTTCCCGCATAATCTCCGATCGTTCGTTTGATTCGTAGGAGGGGGCAATTAGCCCTCCTCCGAAGAACGAACAGAATGATAGCGAACGCTAACGGAGTATAGGTTTGAGGTAATGGTTCGGAGTAATGGTTCGGTGTTTTGTTGTAGTTTTACGTAAGTGGTTGTTTTTTGAGTAAAAAGTAATCGTTCGTTCGGGGTGTTCTCTCGAAGAGACGAACGATCAAATCTGGACGATTACCTTTCTGCCAGGCAGTGGTGGTGCGGTAGAGGAAAGCGCTGGGGGTTTTGTTTTTGATTTTTGAGGAGGTATAGTATGAGTAAGTTGAAAGCTGGGGAAGAAATGTCAGCAACTGTGGAATTAAGTGTCGTAAAAAAGAAAGTCGGTGCTCCTGCTAAATATGATCGTGCCGCGTGTGTTGCCGTTATTTGCGCAGAGCTTGAGAAAGGCGTGAGTTTGAACCAAGCGGTTAGGGTGAGTGCCGGCTTGCCGGCGATAGCGACTTTTCTTACTTGGGTTGAGCAAGACCAAAGTATTGGCGAAAGATACGCTCGTTCTCGTTCAATTGGATTTCACATGCTGGCTGATGAGATCGTTGATCTTTCAGATAAGACGCACGAGTGGATCATGACGCATGAGCTTGATGCATATGGTAAACCCGTTTATAACGATAACGGTGAGCCGCGTCTGAAGCAAGTTCTGATGTCTCTTAACAGTGATGTTGTCGCTCACACGCGACTTCAAATTGATACGCGTAAATGGATGTTGTCAAAGATGCTGCCGAAAATCTATGGTGACAAAGTAACGCAAGAATTAACTGGATCCGGCGGTGGTCCTATAACTATGGCGGCAGTAGATTTGAAAAACCTCAGTGATAATGAATTAGCAAATATGCACACGCTGCTCGCAAAAGCTGCAGGATAATGAACGTCGTTGAGATGCGTCAGCAAGTAGAGGAAGAGCAGTCGCGTAGATCTGCCTCAGCTTGTCTTTACGAGTTCGTGAAACAGAGTTGGCATGTTGTTGAACCAGGAATCCCTTTCATTGCTTCTTGGCACATTGAAGAGATCTGTGAGCATCTTGAAGCAGTCAGCTCCGGTGACATCCAACGCCTGCTCATTAACATACCTCCTCGTCATTCAAAGTCGACTATCGTCAGCGTCATGTGGCCAGCTTGGGAGTGGATCACCGACCCTGCGCAGAAGTTTCTTTGTGCGTCTTACTCCGGCGGTCTGTCAACTCGTGACAACTTAAAGACACGCCGGCTGCTTCAATCACCGTGGTACCAAAAACGTTGGGGGCATATGTTTGCCTTTGCGGGTGATCAGAATGCAAAACAACGATTTGAAAACGACAAAACCGGATACCGGATTGCGACCTCAGTCGGAGGTACTGCGACCGGTGAAGGCGGTTCACGTCTGATACTTGACGATCCTCACGGCGCTCAAGCGGCTCAATCTGAAGCGATGAGAGAATCTGATCTTGAATGGTTTGACATGGTCTGGTCAACACGTCTGAACAACCCTAAAAAAGATGCTATGGTCACGGTCATGCAGCGGTTACACGAACGCGACATCAGCGGTCATATCATTGAAGACATTAAAGGTTGGGAACATATTTGTATCCCTGCTGAGTACGACGGTAAACGTCGTAAAACTGTATTAGGTGAGTACGACCCGCGCAAGAAAAAAGGAGAGCTAATCTGCCCTGATCGGTTTGGTGAGAAGGAGATCATTAACCTCAAGCAACTTCTAGGTGAGTACGGAACAGCCGGACAGCTTCAGCAAGAACCCGCTCCTGCTCAAGGCGGTATCCTCAAGACGAAATACTTCAATCTTTGGCCAGCTGATCAAGGTCTGCCTCCGTTCGAATACATTTTACAATCTTACGACTGTGCGTTCACGGAAAAAACCACAGGAGACCCTACCGCATGCACGGTGTGGGCAGTCTTTACGCACGAAGGTGAGCGCAACGTCATGTTGATTGACGCATGGGATGAACATTTGAGCTATCCAGCTTTAAGAGCGAGAGCAGTGAAAGATTGGACTGTTGAGTACGGGGGGATGACGAAAGACTCGCCATACTCACGTGCAAGACGTCCAGACCGTATTTTAGTTGAAGCGAAAGCCAGTGGTCAATCACTGCTGCAAGATTTACGCCTTGCGAAAGTTCCGGCGGTCGGTTATAATCCAGGTCACGCTGATAAGATTTCACGCGCACATCAAGCCTCTCCGACGTTAGAGCTTGGATTAGTTTGGATTCCTGAGTCAAAGAAAAACCCTACTCATGCTGTGAGTTGGGCAACAGCATTCATTAAACAATTAGCGAAGTTTCCCGTCGCAGAGCATGACGATTACGTAGACACTTTCACACAGGCAATCATCTACCTCAAGAATGACAACTGGTTTGAGTTACCCCGTGCTCGTGACGTTGATGAACCTCGTGTTAAACCACGTGAGAGGGTAAACCCATATGCCGTATAACCAACAGATGAGAGCACTGGACCAACAGGCTAATTTAGCTAAACTTGCTGAACTGCTTAGCTCCACCCGTAACGCCGGTAATCAATACTCAATACCTAATTGGGTTCCGTTAGCAGGCGGTACAGGCGTTGGTGACATGTTCCTCGGTAACTCACCAGAGGAGATTGAGAACTGGTCATACGGTAATGCCCCAATGCAAATACCAGAGACAAGTCGTTTACCGCAGTTTAAACGGGGGCGTGCTCAATCACTTGCTGATACGGCGATAACGTTTGCTGGTCCTGCTGAAAGCACCGCACGTAACGCAGTTGCCGGTAACGTGGGGATGGTTATAAAACCGAAAGGGGGTAATTGGGTATTTAACGATCCGAGCAGCCTTATTCATTTTAAAGGACTTGAAGATGACCTACATGAAAACTTTCCTCGTGAGTGGCTCCGCCAAAAATTAGCACACTACGTTAAAAATGAAATGGCGACGCCTGAAGATCCTATCCGAGCTGTCGCAGAAAACTGGCCAGCCAAACGTGATGCGCTTATCAATGAGCAACAAACAAAAATTCCGAAACTACAAGAAATGATAGCGCGTTATGAACAAAATGTTGAGCTGCCTCCCAACATTAAAACAAATAACATTGCTAATAAACAACGTGAAATAAACGACATTCAAGCAAAAATAGCAGGGTTTGAAAACTACAACCCTCTTCATTACGACGTAAAACCCGCATCAATGAGTTGGCACACCCGAAACACTCGTATGAATAGGAAAGAGTCCGGTTATCCTGAAGAAGGGTTCGCTAAATCTGAGTTAGGTAAACGTTGGGAAGATGTTTCTGATTATAACATTATTACCAAACCCGCTAGCTCTTTCTTACCCTTGAAGGGTGCGGTGGATGACGAGTTAACATTAGAGCGTAAGATTAGACCTGAATCATCGCGCGTTGCTCACGATGATTCAAGGCGAGAACGCGCACTGTTTAATAATCCGTGGTTAACTAAAATTGATCCAGATACAGCTGTTTATCAGGCTAGAATTGATGTTTTAAAAAACACTGGTTTAGATAAATTAACTGAAGGTTTAAATAGAGCAATTTCAGATACGGAGTTACCTGACGAACTACGTATTGCTCCTGATAAACTCGCTCGCGTGACAATTCCTCACGCGGTTGAATATGTCGCAAAGATTAACGCGTGGGACGCAGCTGAAAAACTAAAAGAAGGGCGCAACCGCGCAACATTTATGCATAAAGACTATCCCGATAGAGGGTTATCTTGGATGGAAATACGTATGCCCGGCGTTTCTAACGACTTCACACCAGGAGAAGATTACACTGCTCTCGGCGATGCCTTGAAGTTTGAAGGTGACACGATGGGAACTTGTGTTGGTGAGTATTGTGATGATGTAGCGCATGGGGTAAACAAAGTCTATTCATTGCGTGACCGTCGCGGTGAGCCGCATGTTACGATTGAAACTAGAAAAAATATGGACACTGGGGCAGACTATATTAAACAAATAAAAGGTAAAGCAAATGAGGCTCCTATTGATAAATACTTACCGTCCGTGCAAGACTTTGTGCGTTCAAAAGATTGGGAACGCGTTAAAGATTTTGGAAACACCGCACTGCTAGATCTGGATGAACATAGACGATACATGTCTCCTGATTTATATAACGCGGCAGTGAGTAAATACGGTAAATTTGTATCTGATGATGAACTGGATGCGTTACGTCGTGAACTTTCTACGACTGGTAGAAATATAACTTCTGAAGGTTATGCCAACGGTGGATTAGTTGGTACACCACCAACGATGTACGACCCTATGAAAGTAGATGACATCGTTGCATCAATAGACGCTCCTCATAATTACGCTGGAGGCGGCTCAATATCAGAGTTTGAAGATCCTGCGCATGAGCGTTTGTACCGCCGAGCGATGGCGCACTTTGATGACGTGAGTGCGAAGCAAAACTTTGGTGATGAAGACTCAATCATCGCGTCGACACTTTTGCATCCGCAAGAAGCATCAAAACGCGCAAAAGATTATTTGATGCGTAGCATCGACACTGCTGGCGGTAGACCACGAGAAATATTAGATGAATCAAGTGCATTTCCAATTGGTGTTGCCCCGTCAATAGATGAGCAATCTCAAGCTGCTTTTGATTTAGCCGGTCTAGCGCAGACCGGTGGGTTGCCGTTTGCTCCGACGTCTGCTGGTGGTACGTTAGGTATGGCTGTTAAACCTAAAGGCGGTAACTGGCTTCAAAAAGATATGGATTTTGAAAAAGGACTAAGCAATTTGATTTTATCAGAAAACTTTCCTCGTGATTGGATTAATAAAAAATTAACAGCTTATGTTAAAAATGATTTAGGAACACCTGAAGATCCAGTATTAGCGATTGCTGAAAAATGGCCAGCTAAAAAGAAAACTTTACTAGCTGATAAAAAGAAAAAATTAACAGGGTTGTCAAAACTTTTAAATAAATATGAAATAGAAGACGTTCCTACCGGAGTGGATAACCCTGAAGCGTGGAGAGAAGCTCGTATAAGAACAGCGAATAGAGATATAAGTGATATCGAAAAAGAAATAATGTTTTTAAAAGATTACAATCCTATACATTATACTCCTACAACTACTCCTAAATGGGAAATGAGGGGTATAAACAGATCTAGAAAACAAGGTGGTTTTCCGGAAGAAGGGTTAGCTAAAAGCGGTCTAGGTAAAAACTGGGAAAATGCGTCAGACAAAAGCGTAGGTGACACGTTAAATTTACCTTATCTTTTTAAAGAGAAAGAGAAAGGTGATCCTAGAACAGATATTATAAAACCTGATAACGAATGGGTATATAATCTTGACCCTTCTTCAAAAGTTTATAATTTTTCTCCATCTTATTATTCTAATAGTTTAGGTTTTGATAAATTGATTTCAGGATTAGATAAAGCAGTTTTAGATAAAACTTTACCTGCTGAACTCCAAATAGATCCGAACAAAATGTATAAAATGAATGTTCCTCAAGTTGTTGAACACGTAGCTAAATTGAACAATTATAATAAAATTAAAGAGTATGAAGAATCTGTTCGTAATCCGGCTGTTTTTGAACATAAACAATATCCTGATAAAAAGTTGTCATGGTTTGAAATTAAAAACCCTAAAAAGACAATAGAATATGATGACCTTAATGCGGACGACCAAAATGATGTGTATAAAGCAGCAAGAAGAACGGCTCGATCAGAAGGTTTAGACCCTGAAAGCGATGATTTTCGTTTTAGAATGACAGAATTAATGTCTGAACTTGCGAATAGAAAATATAACGAGGATCTTGTAAGTAAAGCGTTAAAGTACGAAGGTGATAGAATGAACCAATGCGTAGGTGATTACTGTCCAGATGTGTCAAGCGGTAATTCTCGTATATTCTCGTTGCGTAACCGTTCCAATGAACCGCACGTCACGATTGAGACTAAACCTTGGATACCTCATGCCTATTATGAAAGTTTATTGAGTAACACGCCTGCAGAAAAACAAAAAGAGCTGTTACCTATGCTGCGCGCAGAAGCAGCTGAATACAACGCCTCTAACCCGCATCTAAGTTATGACAATTCTTTATTTGAAGTGTTAAAAAATAAAGTGGGGGGCGTACAAGAAAATTTGACACAAGTTTTCGGTAAAACTAACCTACCTGTTTTAGAAAAATATTTACCCCTGGTTCATGATTTCATGCGCTCTCATCCCGGATTAGACGTCAATAACGTGGCTAAAGGTTTGAAAGATGTAGGAGTTTATGATTTAAAAAACGCTCCTGACAGGTTAAACGAAAAATTAACTGAAATGAACATTGATCCTTCCTCTTTCAATTTAGATGAAGCTAGAAAACGATTTGGAGATTGGGCTAGTCCTGAAGAACTTAAATCATTAATATCTGGTCAAGGTTACGCTGGAGGCGGTTCAGTCGTCGGTGATCTACCGTTCAACGATCCAGATCAATTGCGTTTGTATCATCAAGCCATGAAGCATTACGATGACGTAATAGAAAACACAGGCGGCTCAAAGAAAATAGGTAAAAGTGAGGCTCGTGTAAATTACACCACGACAACGAAAGGAGATCGTGAACATGATAAAGACTTACACACTTTGATAGCTGACTACGGGTTAGACCTAGGAAACGGTGCAAACTTAAACGCCGCTATGATCAAACCGATTGAAGCTGAAGGTGTTTACCTCGGTAATCTGAGTGGCTCTGTTCCGGTAGGAGAAGGGCGGGCGTCAATCGGACTTCAAGGTTTACACACAAAGTATAACGACGGTTTGTCTGGTTACACTGCGGGATACACGGGTAAAGTTGGAGGTGGTGATTTGAACGCAAGTTATTTTGAACCCGCTGATCATAAAAGCGAAGGTCGTCAAATACAGGTAGAGTACAACATGCCGTTCTCAAAAGGCGGTTCGGTTACTTCTCAGCAAGAAAATTTATATCATACCGCAATGAAGCATTACGATAATTTAATGGCGGCTTGATCAGCTGCTCAATAAAACAAACTGAGGTACATGATGGCGAAGCAATTAGAAGAAGATTACGAAGATCAAAACGAAGATGATCAACAAGAAGGTGAAGACGTCGAGTTTGATGAAGACAATACCGAAGTTGAAGACACTGACGACGGTGGGGCAATCATACGTCTTGAAAACGAAAAAGATGAGCAAAAGCATTTAGAACACTTCGCAAATATTATTGATGAAGTGGATCAAGGTGAATTGAAAATGTCAATTAGTGAGTTGATTGACAAGATCGCTAACGACAAAGAAGCACGCGAAAAACGTGACAAACAATACGAAGAAGGTATCCGACGTACTGGCTTAGGTGACGATGCTCCGGGAGGTGCTCAGTTCAGTGGCGCGAATAAAGTCGTCCATCCGATGCTTGTTGAAGCGTGTGTAGATTTTTCGGCTCGCGTTATGAAAGAGATATTTCCTGCCAATGGTCCGGTTAAAAGTAAAATCGTAGGTGAGAAAGATCAAAGTAAAGTAGAGAAAGCAGATCGTAAAGCAGATTTTATGAACTGGCAACTTACTGAGCAGATGGTTGAGTTCCGTGGTGAGTTTGAACAGCTTAGCACCCAGCTACCGCTCGGAGGCGGTCAGTATCTGAAGTTTATGTGGAACGCTTTACATAAACGTCCGGTGTCTGAGTTTGTACCGATTGATGACATTTACCTTCCTTTCGCAGCTACTAATTTCTACACCGCAGAGCGTAAAACGCATGTACAATATATTACTAAGTTTGAGTATAGTCGTCGTGTTAAAAGTGGTATGTATATTGATGTTGATCTCGGCGTGCCTACTGATCCTGAATTTAGTCGGGCGTCTCAAGCTAATGATAAAATTGAAGGTAGAAAAGATACTAGTTACAATGAAGACGGTCTGCGCACCATATTTGAAATCTACACGTATTTAGATTTTGATGATGGTCCTGAACCTTACATACTCAGTGTTGATAAATCTACTGAGAAAGGTTTAGCACTTTACCGCAACTGGGAACCAGATGACGTTCAAAAGAAAGAGCTAGACTGGATTGTTGAGTTTGCTTTTGTACCTTGGCGAGGTGCTTACCCTATTGGTTTGACTCACATGATCGGCGGTTTGTCTGGAGCCGCTACCGGCGCTCTACGTGCTCTACTTGATTCAGCACATATTCAAAACGTCCCTACTCTGCTCAAACTTAAAGGCGGTCCTGGAGGTCAAACGTTAAACGTCCAACCTACCGAAGTAGTCGAGATGGAAGGCGGTGCGTTGATTGATGACGTTCGTAAACTAGCTATGCCGTTACCGTTTAATGGTCCTTCTCCTGTTTTGATGCAGTTGCTTGGCTTCCTTGTTGACACCGGTAAAGGTGTTGTGCAGACCTCGTTTGAAAAACTGTCAGACCAAAATCCAAACCAACCTGTCGGTACTACGATGGCGTTGATTGAACAAGGTATGGTGGTGTTTAATTCAATTCACGCGCGTTTACACAGCTCAATGGCGCGTAGTTTGAAAATTTTACACCGAATCAACAGCGCGTATTTGACTACAGAAGACATAGAAGCTCAAATATCTGGTATTGACATTGACCCGTCTGACTTTGACGGTCCTATGGACATCATTCCGGTAAGTGATCCTGCTATTTTCAGTGAAACACAACGGTTCGCTCAAATTCAAGCCATCATGCAACGTTCGCAACTTTACCCGCAAATGTATGACATGCGTAAAGTTGAAGAACTGTTTCTCAAAACGTTAAAAGTTCCTGCCAGTGAAGTGTTGAAGCCGAAGCCGGCTCAAGATGACATGGATCCTACTTCAGAAAACGTAGCGGCAGTTATGGCGTCGCCTATTTATGTGCTACCGTCTCAAGATCACGTGGCGCATATTGTTACCCATATGGCGTTCTTGAAATCACCGTTGTTTGGTTCTAACCCGTTCATTGCTCAGTCATATTTGTTCCCCATGGCTATGCATTTACGTGACCACCTGCTCAACTATTATTTAACAGAGTCGCATAACGCGGTGGATAAAGCTCAAAAAGAGAATTTAATAGAAGATAAACCAGATCAACAGGTTCCGATTCTTTTACAGGTTCAACAGTTTATTGAGCAACAAATGGGTAACTTTGGACAAGAGCTTAACGCGGTAGCTGAAGAAGCTAAAAAGTACATGCCAGAGCCTCCTCCTCCGCAGTCTGATCATTCTCTTGAGATTGCACAAATTAGCGCAGGGATTCAACAGAAAGCGTTGGATCAGAGAGCACAGGTTGATCAAGGTAGGCTTCAACTTGATCAACAAAAAATGCAAACTCAGACGCAATCTGAGCAATCAAAAATGGTTGCACAACAGCAAGAACGGTCTGACAAAATGCAATCAGAACAAGCTAGAATTTACGCTGAAAACCAAAGAGCAATGGCTGAAATTCAAGCTCGTGAAGCTATTAACATGGCTGACAATGACACCGCTAAACTTATTACCGCTGCAGAACTGGAGCATGACAGTAAAACGTCATTGTCTACAGGGACAGGCATTGACTTCAATCCGTAAGGAGATAACATGAAAAATGAAAAAAGTAAAGAAGTACCTATGACAGGCGCAGATGTTAAACAACATAAACGTATGGCGGCTGGTGAAAAAGTAGACGGGCAGAAATTACCCGCAACTCCGTCAACTTCTAAAACGCCTGCGTGAATTTAGAAACCAAATTGCTCAACAAGCTCAAAGTAGAACAGCAGATATTTGCGGTTGAAGCCTTGAAGCACCCACACTCACGCGATGCCTTTGAGTACGGGTATCGCGTCGGGACAGTTGCCGGATATGAATTGGCAATTAATGTACTTTTAAATCTTATAGATGAGGATAAACATAGTGACAACGACCTTTGAGAATGCAATGATAGAGGCTTTCCCCGCAGTAAATGCAGGTATCCAGCCTTTCGGTAGCCGCGTTCTGATTCAGATCCGCACTCCGAAAAAAGTATCACGCGGGGGTATTATTTTAGATACCGGAACACAAGATACTGAAAAATGGAACACACAGGTGGGTAAAGTTATTTCACTCGGACCTCTGGCGTTCAAAAATAGAAATGACATGACGCCTTGGCCAGAAGGTGATTGGTGCACTGTAGGTGAATTTGTCAGAGTAGCGAAGTACGGCGGTGACCGGTGGGAAGTTAAAGTTCCTGATAGTGCTGATTCCGCAATGTTTGTAATTTTTAACGATCTTGACATTATCGGTCGAGTCACAGGTGATCCGTTAGCGATCAAAGCATTCATCTAAAGGAGATGAGTTATGTCAGATGTAATTAGAGAAGACGATGAAGACCTCAATGATGAAATTGAAATCATTGAAAACGAAGAAGATTTAAGTGATGAGGCTTATGATGAGCAGATCGCTAGGTCTGATGACAACGACGATGTAGAAGATGAACGTGAAATCATCCGTGAACGCCGTAGAAAAGAAAAACTAGAGCGCAAAGAGAGAAAAACACAAGCGATTAGTCGGGATAAACTTGAGTTAGATTTTTTGCGTAAACGTAATGACGATTTGGAGCGAAGAGTTTCTGTACAAGAAGTCCGTGCACACCAAACTGATTTAGGTGCGTATGATGCGTATATTAATCAAGCCGCGCAAGAAGCAAATATGGCAGAGCGCGTTATCGCTAAAGCTGTTGAAAATGGCAACGGAGAAGATGTAACACAAGCGATGCGTTATCGTGACCAAGCCATTGCGAAAGTTAATCAATTGCAATATCAAAAACAGTTGGCGGCTCAGCAGCGTCCAATAACACAACCGAATCAAATTGATGATTTGACAATGCATTACGCGAAAGAGTTTATCAATGACAACCCGTGGTATGATGCACAAGGTCGTGATGAAGATTCAGCAATTGTTATAGCGGTTGATCAAGCCTTAGCAAAAGATGGATTAAATCCACAGACAGAAGAATACTGGGATGAATTGCGTAAACGAGTTGCGCGCAGATTACCTGAAAAATTTAAAAAACAACCGAAAGAACGGCAATATCGTGAAGAGCGTACACCGCGCGGAGGTCCCGCTGTAGGATCAGGTCGTGAGCACGCGCCTTCTTCTACCCGTAAAGAAATTTACATTAGTCCTGAACGTAAAGCGGCTTTAGTTGAAGCAGGCGTGTGGGACGACCCTGTGTTACGAATGAAATACGTCAAGCGTTACGCTGATTATGACCGTAACCAAAAATGATGAATAACTTGCTTTTTTATTTTTATACAATATACTTATTTTCAATCGCTGAATAGGAGCGAATATTATGACAGACGAACGCTTAAAGAAAACCGCTGGTGACAACCGCGACAATCGTGCGATGACAGATCGCGCAGTTACTCAAAATCGTGAGGTTACAGAAGATGAGCGGGTTGAAATGTTCCGTCAAAGTTTTTTCAACTCCAGTTTACCGGATTTACCGAAGATCCCTGGATGGCACTGCTGCTGGTTAACTACGACTAACCCTCGTGACTCTATACAAATGCGTATCCGATTAGGATACGAACCCGTGAAGCCTGAAGATGTTCCTGGATGGGAATACGCGGCGCTCAAAACGGGCGATTGGTCTGGGTTTATCGGTGTTAATGAAATGTTAGCATTCAAATTGCCAATGTCTCTATATGAGAAATATATGAGAGAAGCTCACCATGACGCTCCGATGCGTGAAGAAGAAAAACTCACTGACACCGCAGAGTTCTTAGAGCAACAGGCAAAGTCATCAAAGTCGAGATTGACGCTCGGGGATGGTAATCTAGAAATTGGAGAACATCGGGATGCTCAATTTGAGCTTTCTTGATGCAACTTTTTAACTTATTCCATTTAGGAGCTAATAATGTCTTCAACTAGCACACCCTATGGTTTCAGACCTTCTTTCCACAACAGTGGTCAAGTTCGTCCTAAAGCCTATACAATCGCAAGCACTTACGCTGCGTCTATTTATTCTGGCGACCCAGTTAAATTAGTCGCTGCTGGTACAATTCAACTTGGTAGTTCAGACGGCACTCGTACAGGAACCACTGACGGTATTTCATTACTCGGTATTTTTGCCGGTGTTGAATATACTGATTCAACGGGTAAACCTACTATCGCTCCTTTTTGGACTGGCGGTACTACGGGTACTAATGTGGTTGCTTGGGTTTATGATGATCCAGAAACAATTTATGATGTTCAATTCGCAAACGCCGGAACACCAGGAACTGATTCAGTTCAAGTTGCCGTTGGCGGTGAATGTGATTGGCGTGTTGCGTCTCCTGGTGGCTCTACTGCTACCGGTATCAGTTCAACATGGTTAACCGCAGAAGTAGCTACATCTGGTCAGTTCCAAATCACCGGTTCTGCATATCTTATTACCGATTCATTAACTGATGCCTATGTAAATATGACCGTTCGCTTGAACGAGTCACAATATAAAGCACCTGTTAACACCATTTAAGGGAGGACTTGAATCATGGCATCTCCAATGAGAAGTACCGACTTTAGATCGGTAGTAGAACCTATCCTTAACGAAGTGTTTGATGGCGTTTACGACCAAAGAGCTGACGAGTGGAAACAGGTTTTTAAAGAACAAAAAGGTATCCCCCGTAATTACCACGAAGAACCTGTTCTTTATGGGTTCGGCGCGGCTCCAGAATTACCTGATGGCATGGCAGTATCTTATCAATCAGGCGGTGTGTTGTTCTTACAGCGTTATCTTTACAAAGTATACGGTCTAGCATTTAGCTTGACTAAAGTGTTAGTAGAAGACGGTGACCATATCCGTATTGGTCAAACTTATGCGAAACATTTAGCACAATCTTTGATTGAAACAAAAGAAACGTTAGCGGCTAACATTTTGAACCGCGCATTTAACGGTTCTTATACAGGCGGTGACGGGGTAGCTTTAATTTCTACATCACATCCTATCGTTTCTGGTACTTTCAGTAACCAGTTAACTACAGCTGCTAACTTGTCACAAACTTCTTTAGAACAATTGTTAATTCAAATCCGTAACGCTGTTGACAACAACGGTAAACGTATCAGATTGACACCTAAGAAAATCGTAACAGGTCCTTCAAACATTTTCCAAGCTGAAGTGTTATTGAAATCAGCATTGCGAGCAGGAACAGCCGACAACGATATCAACCCAGTTAAATCAATGGGTTTATTAGCTGAAGGTCAAGCTAACTTATCTCGTATCACTTCATCTACTGCTTGGTGGATTCAGACTGATGCGCCAGAAGGTTTGAAATTGTTAATGCGTAGAGCTTTAGAAAAATCTATGGAAGGAGATTTTGAAACTGATTCAATGCGCTATAAAGCGACAGAGCGTTATACTCTCGGGTGGACAGATCCACGCGGTGTTTACGGTACTGCTGGCGTTTAATTGACGGAAGGGGATTTCGATCCCCTTTCTTTATTCCCGGAAAAAATTGGATATGCTGACAGTTCCGGCTGACGACATGCAGACACATATCCGCAACTCGCATGTGAGGACTCAAAATGGCTTCAACTACGTTTACCGGACCAGTCACTTCTTTAAATGGCTTTATTGGTTCAACTACTGGTTTAGAAACAGTTACTACATTAACAGCAGCATCAACATTGACTGATGCACAAAGCGGCACCACATTCTTTTTAAACTCTGCAACAGAATTTGTTACGACCCTTCCTGCACCTGCGACCGGTTTAAATTACACATTCATTGTTACCGCAGCTCCTTCTGGCGCAAGCTATACCGTTGTTACTTCGGCAAGTGCTAACATCATTAAAGGTCAAGCTGTTAACGCAGCTGGCGTTGCTGGTGATACCGGCACTGCTGACGACACGATTTCTTTTGTTGACGCACAAGCGGTTGCTGGCGATCAAGTTACTGTTATCAGTGACGGCACGTCTTGGTTTGCCAAAGCGTTCTGCGCTGTTGCGGCTGGCGTGACATTCACACAAGCAAGCTAATTTAATGAGGCGCTCATACGCCTCATTTTAATCAACAGGAGAGCATCATGGCTGACGCAGTAGCATCACAAACATTGCTTGACGGTGAACGATTGTTTATTGGCAAGTACACAAACATCTCTGACGGTACAGGTGAAACTAACGTTGTAAAAGTAGACGTATCCACTTTAGCTAACAATGCAGCAGGTAACGCATGTACTGGCGTTAAAATTAACAAAATATGGATCAGCACTCACGGACTAGAAATTAGGGTGCTTTGGGCGGCTACATCTCCGGTGGTTGCATGGGTCATTCCACAAAATAATATTTATGAGATAGACTTCTCATCATTTGGCGGACTAACTAACAACGCTGGAGCCGGTGTGACTGGTGACATTACATTCACCACTTCTGATCAATCTGCTGGCGACATGTACGCAATTGTCATTGAGTGCATTAAAACGTATGCGGCGGCTTAAAGATATGACTGTTGAAATGCAGATCATGTTTTGGAACATTGGGCTTTCACTTATTATCACCGCGATGGGTGCTATTTTGAAATACAAGTGTGATGAACTAACTCGAATTAACATTTTGCTAAATAAAACTCGCGAAGACATGGCGCGTGAATACGTCACAAAAGTAGAAGTTCACACAGAAATTGATCGTTTAATGAGTCGGCTGGAAATCTTAGACGCAAAGTTAGACAGAATTATAGAAAGGGGTTAATACCGTGGGCAAATCATTAAAATATGTAACAGAGTTCGAATTCCCTGCTGATAAAGGTTATACCGGTTCTTGCGCCAGCACGCCGGTAAAAGGATACGCCAAAGGTGGTTCTTGCTCATGTGGCGGGAAAGTCATGAAAGCTAAAGGTGGTCCGATCATTGAAAAAGCGACTAATGAAAAATATCCTAGTAAACAAGCTATGATTAAACATGAATCACTTGAAACACCAAGAATGCAACGTGAAGAAACGGTTAAACGTCAAATTGTCAAAGCACCTCAGATGCGTAAACGTGGTGAGCCTATGATCGCTGCAAAAGACCGCAGACCGGCTGTTAGACCTCCTGAAGGCGCGTTAAACGCTATCGCTCAAGCTCAACCTAATATTCCTGGTCAAGCTATGATGAAGAAAGGCGGCTCAACGAAAGAAGAAAGTAAAAACCCAAAACAGGCAATCGCCATGGCGTTGTCAGAAGCTAGAAACGCTACTAAGAAAAAATAGGTGTATTTGACATGGCATACTCTGGTGAAGTTAGCACAACAGTTTTCAACGCAATAAAGGTAGTAGATCACGCCTTCAGACGTTGTCGCCTCCCTGCTCAGGCTATCACGGCAGAGATGCAAACTTACGCCTTAGAGTCTCTTTATTTACTACTTTCTGATTTAGCCAATATCAAAACACCGAGCTGGTGTATTGAGAAAGTTATTCTACCTATGTATGAGAATCAACCGATTGTGACTCTGCCTAACGGCACTGTAGAGGTTCTCAATTTGAATTATAGAACTTTGCAGGCGGTGACCGGCTCAGTCGTTTCAACATCAATGGCGTACACTGTAAATTTCACAACTCAAACTACTGTCGATACCGTTGGTGTTGAATGGTCAGGAAACGCCGTTCCTCTGACGTTTCAAGTTAGCACCAATGGATCAGTTTGGGTTACGGTAGGAACGTCTTCTGACACCGCTACGGCAGGTCAGATAACATGGACAGACATATCCGGCGCGTTAGCTTATCAATATTTTAGAATAACATCAACGTCGACTATTTCGTACACCTCAATTACGATGGGTAATTTACCTCAAGAGATTCCTCTCGGTCAATTGAATCGTGACAGTTATGTTAATCAGAGCAACAAAGTGTTTCCTGGACGTCCCAGTAGTTATTATTTCCAGCGTGATTTACCGCAACCTGTCGTTAATTTATGGCCAGCACCGTTCTCGTCTGCAGAGCAAGCGCAATTAATATTGTGGCGGCATCGTCAAATTATGGATACGCAGAATCTGCAACAAGACGTCGAGATCCCACAACGTTGGTTGAATTGTATAGTTGACGGTTTAGCGGCGGCTGTTGCCGGTGAAACAGCACAAGTAGACATGCAACTGATGGCTATCCTTGCTCAAAAAGCATCGGTCAGTTTACAGAGAGCTTGGGATGGTGACAATGACGGCTCACCGATTCAAATTAACCCTGGTATTGGAGTTTATACGCGATGAGCTTATTTCTCGATCCAAGTGGACAGCCAACATATGGTATTGCCATTTGCGGTCGTTGTTCGCGCAAAATGTTATTGTCTGAGCTTTCACCGGATCCAAATTATCCTGGTTTAATGGTGTGTAAAGATGATAGAGATGATTACGACCCTTACCGTCTTTCGCCTCGTAGACCGGATCAAATTGTGTTACCGTTCAATCGTCCAGACACGTCAATTAACACCCATCCTGCCGGCGTCATACAAGAAGCAGGCGACGAATTTTTCATTACCGAGGACGGTAATTCTTATCTGGAGATGTAAAGAATGTCTGACGTACCAAGTAATTTAATCCCTACGCGGATAACACAACTGCCAACTGCTCCAGGAACAGCTGACGAAGACAGCTTGATGATGATTGTCTACAACGGTAATAATTATCAAATCCGAGTCGGAGATCTTTTGAGTGTTTCGGGCGTGCCAACGACACGTCAAGTTATCGCCGGAACCAGTTTAACTGGCGGTGGTCAACTATCTAGTAACGTGACACTTAATGTTGCCACTGGCGGTATTACAAGCACGCAGCTAAACACCACCGGCGTTACTGCTGGATCGTATGGTGATGCTACCAATATTCCTGTTTTTACAGTAGATTCTACTGGGCGTGTAACTGCGGCATCAACGATTGCTGCAACCATTGCTGGTTATGTTCCTGTTACACGTCAAGTTATTGCCGGAACAGGGTTAACCTGCGGTGGGGCATTAAACGCCAACGTAACGATCGCGGCTAATCTTTCTGACAGTCTACCGTTGACAGGGTTAACCACAGGTTCTGCCGGCACAGCAACGTCTATTTCACGATCAGATCACAAACACCCGCAAGTTGATTTATCGAGTGCTAATGAAGTTGAAAACATTCTTGGTTTAAGTCATGGCGGTACAGCAAGAAGCCTTACACCTAACTCCGGTGCAATGATTTGGTGTGGTGCTGACGGCTTGTATGTTAGCCCCGCTGGTTCTGCTGGGCAGGTGTTAGTTTCTGGCGGTACTGCTGCGCCAACTTGGGGATCTGCAATTGTTATTTCTGACCAAGCTGCAAACGTAGTCTACGCTGGTCCAGCCGCCGGAGCTGCTGCTCCTATTGCTTTTAGAGCCTTAGTTAATGCTGATTTACCTTCGTCTGGGGTGACTGCTAACACTTACGGTTCATCAACAACGATACCTGTTATTACCGTCAATGCTAAAGGCGTTGTTACCGGTGTTACAACCTCATCCGTGATTGGCACATTGTCATATCAAGGCGGCTGGAACGCATCAACAAACGTACCGACTTTAGTTTCTAGTGTCGGTACGAACGGTTATTATTACGTTGTCACCACTGCTGGATCTACAAATTTAAACGGCATTACTGATTGGGCAATAGGCGATTGGGCAATATTTAACGGCACGGCTTGGCAAAAAATTGATCAAACTAATACTGTCACGTCAGTAAACGGTCAAACCGGTGCAGTTAGCGTCGGTACGGTAACTTCAGTAGACGGTACAGGAACTGTAAACGGGATTACGTTAACTGGGACAGTGACCAGTACGGGAAATTTAACGCTCGGAGGTACACTTAGTGGCGTTAGCTTAACAACGCAGGTTTCTGGTACACTTCCGGTATTAAACGGCGGTACAGGTACAACAACGCCGGCATTAGTAGCAGGAACTAACGTGACTGTGTCCGGTACATGGCCAAACCAAACTATTAACGCTACTAGTTCTGGCGGCGCAGTAACGTCAGTGTCTGTTACCAGCGCAAACGGTTTTGCAGGGACAGTAGCCACAGCAACAACGACTCCTGCTATCACGTTAACGACCAGCATTACTGGAGTTCTTAAAGGTAACGGTACTGCTATCTCAGCAGCAACATCAGGTACTGATTATGTTGCTCCTGGCGGTGCGCTTGGTACGCCATCAAGCGGTACACTTACAAACTGTACATTTCCAACACTTAACCAAAACACAACAGGTACAGCAGCAAATGTAACAGGAATAGTCGCAGTGGCTAACGGTGGAACGGGTAACGCCTATGGTACGGACGGAGGTACATTCTAGTGGTAAATATTGAAGATTTAATAGATAAAATGTTTGAAAGCAGGAATGCGGCTCACATTGAACATTGGAAAACTAAAAACGGTGAAGTTCATCGTGCACTTGGATCTTATTATGACGATGTCATTGAAATGACAGACAAACTTGTTGAAGCGTATCAAGGCACGTTCGGTATCATTGGTAGTGTTGAAGGTGAAGTCAGTGACGTTACGCGGTTGATACATGATGAGGTGATTTGGCTTAACGAAAACAGAAGTAAAATAGCAAAAAATATCCCAGCACTTGAAAACATTATTGATGAGTTGACGGGTTTACACATGACCACACTTTATAAATTAGAAAATTTGAGGTAACAATATGGCTCAAACAGGCTACACACCAATACAACTTTACCGCACAACCACTGCAGCTGCTGTGCCGTTAACTGCAAATTTAAATCCTGGTGAGCTTGCTATCAACATTAATGACGCTGACATGGCTCTTTATGCTGAAAACGCTTCTGGTACAGTTAAAAGGTTGATGAACAACCCTGCGGGTTTAAAATATCCGACAGCGGATGGTACAAACGGGCAAGTTATAAAAACTGACGGAGCAGGTGTTTTGTCATGGACTGCTGGCGCGTCTGGTAGTTACTTACCACTAGCTGGCGGCGTGATGACGGGTGCAATTACGTTTGCGGCTGAGCAGTCTTTTGGTGCTATCAGCGGTGGTGCAACTGAAACAAGTAGTGCCGTTAATATAACATTAACAAACGCAAGTACGCTGGTTCAAGCAGTCACGATGACGGCAGATACAAAAGCCGTAACACTTCCAGACGCGACAACTATTTCGACAAAAGGCTCGCTGTATGTCATTAAAAATACAGGCGCATATACTTTTACTGTTCGCAATTCGGCAGGTACCTTAATTGCAATTGTTGCACCCGGGCAAATTGTCGGGATTTATTTAACTAATAATTCTACATCAGCAGGGGTTTGGGCAGTTGGCAATCAATCTACATACTCATTTTTAGCGGCTATATTTGCAGGTCCTGTTCTTACGGTTAATGCTGTTGCTAGTGCCTACATGTCAGTGACCACAATATCAGCTACACAAGCTTTAGTGACATATAGAGGTACAAGCAATTATCTTCAAACTTGTGTGTTAAACATAAGTGGTTCAACTGTTTCAGCTGGTACTGTTCTTACGGTTAATGCTGTTGTTAGTAACTACACATCAGTGACCACAATATCTGCTACACAAGCTTTAGTGACTTATAGCGGTACAAGCGGTTATCTTCAAACTTGTGTGTTAAACATAAGTGGTTCAACTGTTACAGCAGGTACTGTTCTTACGGTTAATGCTGTTG